AAGCACCTTAAAAAAGAAAACCCCGCCGTGAAGCGGGGTTTTCTTTTACCACAGTTTATCGTTTAGTTATTTAGGATCGTTAATTTCAAAGTACTTTTCATAAATGTGTCCCATGTCTTCATATAGGGCAGTCATTTGTTTGTTATTTTCATAACATTCTGATGCTAACTTACGAAAACCTTCTGATAGTTTCTTCAATTCTGCAAAGTGTCTTTTAGCTACGTTAGCTTGCATCCAATCACCAGATTCTTGTAATGCGTAGGTTTCAGCCATACTAGCAATCTTGCAAAGTTTTTCTGATACTTGAGCAATTTCATTTATGTTACGTATTACTTTACCGTATTCATTATATTCTGCAACCATTTGAGACAATTGCTTTTTATCTTCTCTGGTCATTTTTTGTGATTCTGCACTAACAGATTGTTGATTGACAACTGAAGCAGCATTTTCTTCAATTAAAGTTTTTAGTTTAATCATATGTTATAAATATAATATATTTTGTGTTTATGACTTAATTTCACCAAGAATATCTCTGATAATATTCTCAACATTTTCCCATTTATTTGTTTCAGGATTCTTAACAATACCTTCTTGTAAAGATTGTTGATCTTTTGGATATAAAAAAGCACCTCTGGTCGAGGGATTGCTTACGAAGTCAAATGCAATTAGCTCAAAGTCATCTTGAACTTCATCAGCAGATTCATAAACATTTTTCTTTACACTACCCATTCCTCTAGAACTGATACCTAATCTAATTCCAGATGCAAATAATTCTTTTAGAATGTTACCGCTTGGTGTTGGTAATACTTCTACTTCACCAATCAAATCATCACCGTCCCACATTATTTTTGTTACGTTATGACTTACATTCTTTAAATTTACAACACTGCTTTCTGGATGATCTAATTCACCTAAAGCTCTACGTTCTTTTATGAAGTTTTCATTGTATTTATTTGATTCACGTTCCAAAATTTCTTTTGGATAAATTCTACCATTTTGGTTTTTTGCACCAGCTCTTTGTAAAATTCCTTTTACAATAAACGGACCACCTTTTGACATGGCTTCATTTATTACATCTTTTGAAATATCAAATGTGATACAATCTACTATTAGTTTTCTTTCCATATTACAATCCCTTTGTTGCAGTGTTTTGTGGTGGTTGAACTGGTTTAGGCGCAGCTGGTTGTGTTTGTTTTTTAGATTTAGATGGTTGAGCTTGTCCAACAATCTTTATGATATATGGAGCAGTCAAATGGAAATCACTTTCCTTTTGTTTGTTTTGTTCTCTACCAGTAATTACAACAACGTACTTTTGATACCAAAATTCAATTTTGACATCCGCAACATTAACAACATATTCTCTTTCAGGTTGACCAAAACCTTTTGCGGCTCTAACCAATCTTACTTGTTTGTTTGAAATTTTTTGCAAAATTTTGCTTTGAAAATTATTTTTTGCTTGTTCTGTTGAATTAGAAACTTTAGTTTCAAAGTCATCTAAATCAAACTTAACATTAAATGTACTAGAATCACCTTCACCGTCTGATGGTGCAGTTGGTTGTTTTTCTGCAGCTGGAGCAGGTACTGGTAATTTTTGTGCAGGTGCAGGTGCTTTTGGAGCAGCTGCGGGAGCTTGTGTAGGTGGTTGTGTACCTTTTTGTGGTGGTACATCACCTTCTGCTTCAAATATAAGTTTTTTAAGACTAATATTCATATTATTTCTTTTTGCTTGTACCTGGCTTGTAACCCAATTGTTTTTCACCAGTAGCAATCAAATTGTCATAATGTTCTGTATCTTTTTTGTCTTTTTTTGCGGATGCAATGGCACGTCTCTTATGTAGAACATAAAGATCATCTGACTTTACTCCCTTACTTGTTGGACCTGTAACTACGTCAGGTGTTTTTTCTTTACCTACTGGTACTAGTGGTTTATCTTTCTTTTCACCCTTCTTTTCTGCTATTGTATATCCAGGAAGAGATTTTGTAGCTACGTCAGGACGACCTTTGGCATTCTTACTTACCCAATTAGGTACAGCAGTAGCACCAACTCCACCAGTTGTACTGATTTCATCCATTACTTGTTTTACCAATTCTTTTAAGGCTTTTTTGAAATCACCAACGATTAGTTTTTTCTTATTTTTACTCATAGTATTAAAGTTTATTTTTGATTTCTTTTAGAAGTTCATATGAAAGTAACAAAACCATGATTTGGTTATCTTTTACATTTGAAGAAGGTTTTACGTTATTCAATTGTTTAACTACTTCATTGATTTTAATCTTGATAATATCATTATCAATTTTTACTAAGCATTCTGTTAGTTGTGATTTAACATTTTCAATTTCACTGGTAATTAATTTATTAAGTGAATTTGTATTTGATATGTTATTTATATATTCTTTTAACAAATTCTTTTGATTTGTATCTAGACCTTTATATTTTTCATTTAGGCTTTCAATCAAAAGTTTATAACTTAATAAACGTATTTCTTCACTTTGTTGTTTATAAATATTTATTAAGTTATCTTCAGATTCATTAATTGGCTTCTTTTTACCACATAAATTTTCAGTGATAACTGTTCTGGACTGAATAATTTCATTCATGTCAAACTTCACTTTGTCATTTACATGATTTTCAAATAATTTATAAATAGAAGCAAATGTCTTATAATTTTTTAGATTTGACTTCAACAAATCTTCAATAGGATAAATTTCCTTTATTTCTTTGATTAAATTATATTTTTCTTGAACTAACTTTTTATCATCAATTTTTTCTCTTTGTTTCAAGATAATGTTGATGTATTTTTCAGCTTGTACTTCATCTTTTGCTTTTTCATTTAATAAAAAGCTATACAATTGCCATTCTCTTCCTAATTCTTTATTTTCTTTAAAGTATTTAAAAAGAAGAGTTTTAGCAATTGATTCATCCTTACCGGAAAGGATATCAGCCGTAATTTGTCTGGTGAGCAGTTCAAAAAGAATGCCTGTGTTTCTAAATTTAGAGTGCTTAGCTTTAGCTATTTGCATATATTCTTTTTCTAGTTATTTTATAAATATAGTTAATTTTATGTAAAAATCATTTTATATACAATATTTATGGATTCTTTCAATGGTTTTATAGTATATTACTTTCATCCAAGTAACTTGGTTTGTTTTGTGATTTAAATTCTTTCAACAATTCTTTATTTTCAGACTTATAATCCTTTAGATATGAGTCAAATCTTTCAAGACTTAATGGAGAATCATTTTTAAATTTATGTCCAACAGTATTATTAACTTTTCTGTTGTTTTCTAAGCTACCAAGAATATCTTCTCCAAATGGATAATCACTTGCTTTTTTCTTTCCTTTTTGTGAAGGACGTTCATATTCTGCTAGTTTCTTTGGAGCTTCTTCAGGTTCAGATGCGCCACCTGCTGGACTAGGTTCAGGACCAGAACCACCAATTCCACCTTCTGGTGATCCTTCAGAACCACCTTCTTCTGGTTTAATTTTATTAAATGGTTTAGCTGGATCAATACCTTCTTCTTCAATTTGTTTAAATCTATAATTTTGTTTAGCATCATCAACAATGTCATTTTTCTGTTCATCAACGTCATCATTGGAAATTTTAAATACATTATTGTAGATCCATTTTCTACTAAATAACTTATTTTCTACCATATCTTTAGCAACTGCTACTTTATCACTCCAAATTGCAATCTTTTCTTTTTCAAAAATTACAGACGGATTTGTCAATTCTAAACTAAAATTAACAAGTGATGCATCTTTATATCCTTGTGCATATAAATGAATAATAGCAATCTTAGTTAATTCACTTACTAATATTCTTTGTACTCTATTAACTGTTTTTGCAAATCTTATATCTTCACTTGCAAGTGTTGCTTTACCACTCAAATCTTCTTCATAACCCAAAAATGCTTTTGGAATCTTTAATGCGGCTAACATCTTATTTCTCAAGTATTGAATGTCATCAATACCAGTAAATTCCATACCACTCAATGGTTCAATGCTAGTACCACTGTCACTACCACGGACAGGTAGATAAAAGTCTTCTACCATGTTTTGTAAATTAAATTTTAAATTATAATCACCTGTCTTTTCATCAATATATGGAACCTTTTTCATCTTATCCATCAACTTTTGCATATACTGATCAACTTCTTGTGGTGGAATATTACCAACGTCAACCTTAAATACTCTCTTTTCAGGAGCACGCATTACACGGTGAATTAACATTGCGTCTTCCATCAATGATAATTGTTTCCATACTCTTCTAGCACCTTCAACAATACTTTTACCATACGGTAAAAAGTTACTGTCACTTAACATTCTAAAATGAGCAATTTGATAATTTTCAAGTTCTTCAATTTTACCACCTTCAGGTAAATTAACTTGAAACTTTGTATAATTTTTATTATTTAAATCACTGTTTTCTACACGACTAACACTATAAGAACTTAGTGGTTCAACAAAGTATACACCATACTCAGGACTAATGTATAGTTTCAAATAAAAATCACCATACTTAACTAAATTTCTAGTCCAACTCCACATATTAAACTCAATATTTAATATGTCATAAAACAAATTATTTAGAATTTCTTTGATGTTTTGATCTTCAGAATGCACAGTTAAAATATCACCTAATTCATTCTTAGTTACACATTCATCCGCATAAATGTCTAGTGCAGAACTAATGATAGGGTCCATATCCATTGTATCATAATCTCTAAATAACTCAATACGGGCAGCTTGATAACTTAATGTGAAATCTCTGCTATATTGATTATATGCACTGGTTCTAATTCTATTAAAACGATCTCTAAGTGTACTACGGTCAGTTGCATACATTGCTTGATCTGTATCAACTACCTTCAGTTTCTTACCACCTACATTACGTATAATTGTATCAGTGGAAAACAGTCTTCTTAACTTGGAGAAAAGAGATCTTTGTTTTAATATTTGAAATTCTTCATTTGCCATAAGTTATATATATAAGTATATTAAAGTAACCAAGTTAGATCTTCTTTTTTGTCATTTGTCAATCCAACATTCATTTGCCATGTTTCTTGACTCTTAAGTGATTGTGGTCTATACACATTTTGACTTGCACCTACCCGAGATATACCACCCAACATTG